TTGTCCTACATTAGTATCTTGAGTAGCAGACGTATGTAACCATGCCCACTCTACTTCTGAATTATATAAATCGGAAATAGCTTTATTAACAAAACCTTTAACAGAAGTTTGAACACCTCTACTTCCTGCAAAAGAAGCATTAGTTAATTCAACCTCGTTTAGTTCTCTTAAAACATTATTACATAAAGTTAAGTAATCCATTTATAACCATTTCCTTTTTTGTTGACGTTTCTCTCTGCTTTCTTTTTCAGCATTAGAAACTTTAATTAAACCTTTCTTTTCTAGGGTATCTCTTTCTTTATACCCTTGTTGTACCATCTTACCTAAGTGGTCTCTTAATTTATTTTCATTGCTATCTAAAATACGAAGCATATTAGTAGCAGCAGGTATTCTAATTATATTTTTAGTAACGGGTCTATCTCTATCTTCATAAGATAAATTTTCTTCCCATACTTTACCTGTCTTTGTATTTTCGTAAATATATATTGGCATTATGGTAAGTTTAAAGGGGGAATAAATCCCCCTTTATTATTTATTGATTATGCAAATGTGGATGTCTGTGAATCAGTGTCAGCTAGTGTGCCACCATCATCTAAAGACATTACACAACACCATACTCTAACTTTAGCATCAATTGCACCAGTACCGATTGTTAGTCTGATTGCATCTGCTGCAGAGTAAGCGTAATTAGCATCAAGAGTAGTCATTTGACCTGTTGCAGCTACGGTTGCAGCAGCAGCATATTGGTCAGCATCTACACTATCACCAACTGCAATAGTACCTGAGTTACCAGCACCATCGGCAGTTAATACGTCTACGCCAGCAGCTAACACTAAGGAGTTAGCAGGAATAGGTAATACATCAAATGTATCGCCTGTTGCATTTGTAGTAGAAGAGAAATCTACTACATCTGATATTACTCTTGGAATACTAGAACCCCTTTTAGAAGGGATGTTAGTAGAAGTAATATTACTATTATAGTTTGTAGGCATAATATAATTCCTCCTCTATTAGTCGATTAAAATATGCTCAGCAAGTAGAGCATCAGTTCTTAGTACTTTTCTTCCGAAAACGTGTAAACCACGTACAACGTCAGCAAAAGAATCAGGGTCTCTTACAACTTCAATCTTAGCAATGTGATTTGCTGTTGAAGCAGCAGACATATGACCTGACATTACCTTCTCATAGTTATTTGTTGAAGAAGCAGGTAAGTTATTGCTCATGTAAAGCATAAAACCACCAATGTTTCCTTCATACACTTTACCGTTTCTTAGAACGCCATTAGCGTCTCCTGAGAAACGAGTGTCAAGTAACTTAGAGTCAGTTTGCTGTAATTGCTCGTAGAAAGCAGGTGAAGCGACAAACCATCTGTTTTCAAATGGAATATCTGCTGCGTTTAGTCTCTTAGAGTGATTTGCCATTAAGTTTAATGGGTCAATCTCAGATGTGCCAAAACCAATATCTTGTCCTGAACCGTCTGTACCAATAGTAGTACCTGCGTTTGAGAACATATTAGATAATACGTTAGCGTCATATGAGTTTTTAAGAGCATATGCACCAGATGAAGTTGCAACACTTTCAAAGTTAATGTGAGAGTGTCTCTCTTCGATGTCGTCTACTTTAAATGCAAACGCACTAGCTTGGTCAACAACCAAAGTGATTTGGTCATCAGCTAAGTCTTGTGGGTTTACGACTGAACCTCTTGTGTAAGCTTGTACACTTACTACAGGTTCTTTGATAATTTTAACAGTATCGCCAAAATTTTCAATTTCTCCAGCGTAATCTGTATTTGTGATATCCTCAACAACAGACGCTCTTCTGAAGAACTTTTGAACTTTTTGACTATATATCTGTGGGATAAAATTATCGTTTGGCAAATTTCCGTAACCGGAACTTCTTGATACTGCCATGTTATTTACCTCCTAAGGTTATGTTTATATATAGTTAATTAAGCTGTGATTCTTCCTTCTCGTTTAGCAAGGTCGATTTCACTTTCTAACTTATCAAACTCATGAGGTTTAAGTTTAGAGATTTCTTTTAGACTCCAGACTTTCTTTTCTTTCATCTTGCTTTCCTCTCCTACTCTTGTTTTGGTTACAGCTTTGGCTGCTTCCATTTTAGCTTCCGCACTAGATACTTTTGCTTTTTTAGATAAACCTCTGTCCATCTTATATAAATCAATTGCTCTAGCAGCAAGTTTGGCATTATCAAAATTATTGTATAACCAATTTTTAATCATGCTATCTTGCTCTTCTGCCCACTCATGAAAATCATCATCCGCTTTAATGTCATAAAAATCAGGATGTAATTTTAATAATTCCACCTCTGCTTTTTCTCTGGCTAAATTTAATTGAGCATTTTTAATCTCTTCTAGTTTAGCTTCGACAGCTTTTGATTTTTCATCGGCTTCCTCATATGCTAATGTTTTCATAACATCATACATTTCAGGATTCTCTTTTCTCCAATCATCTAATTCTTCCTTAGACATTTGGGGAAGGTAGGCTTTTTTGGTTGCTTCCTCGACTTGTTTTTTAAGTCTTAAAAGTTCATCTTTGTGCTTTGAGATAGTTGAATCGTGGTGGCGTTTAAGGTCGTCATAGCGTTTCTTAAATACCTTATCTTCAGCACTTGCAGGGCGTTGTTCTTCAGGAGTAGCCTTAGAATCTTCTTCGGTGTCCTTGTCAACGGTAGCTGCACTCTGTTCATTATTGGGTTCATCGTCTTTCCAAACATCCTCACGGTCTTTGTTTTTGTAAGGTTTTGGACTTCCTAATGATTCAGACTTAGTCTCAACAGGTGTTGATTCTTTGCCTTCCTCAATAACTTCAGTTTGCTTTTCTTCTTCGTTCATGAATAACTCCTTTAAGTTACGAGGGCTGCGAACGGTAACAGGTAGCTCTTATTTTGTCGTAAAAAATAAGGGGGCTAGGTTATCCTAGGTAGCCCTTTTAAACACTAGAGAAATTCTAGTGCTTTCCTACGTTAGTAGAAACTTGTTATTTTCCTTTTGTAGCTAGTGAGCCATATTTCTTTTTGGCTGCACTTAATTTTTGTGCTACAGATTTGTTAACTAATCCACTTCTAGTTCCACTACCACCGGAAGAAGAAGAGTTATTGCTTCCGCTACTAGATGATGTTTTTGTAGTATCTGTTTTTGTGGATGTACTTGTTTTTGTTGGTGTTGTTCCTTGATAGACTCCACCATAGCTAGAAGGATACTGTGTTCCATCTGCTTTTGGTTCTGCTATATCTCCTGCACCAGAATAAGCTGATGCTTGATTTAATAATGCAGTTTTAACTTGTGGGTCTTTTGATTTTTTAGCCTGTTCTACTAGAGCATCAAAAGTATCTTTCATTGCTTGAGACTGCTGTCTTTGTTCTTCTTTGGTTGCAGTTTGTATTACTTCTTCAGGACCTTTTTCTTCTACTGAAGGTTCTCCTGTTTGTGCTTGTTGTAATTCTTGTAAAGTTCTAGTGTAATCTTCTTTAAATTGGTCACTATAAAAATTATTACCAAAGAAACCTTTTTTATTTAAATCTATTTCTTCACCTGTTTGGAAAGCAATTAAAGCTGCTGCTGCTCCTTTTGTTTTACCATTAAGAGCATTTTCAATAACACTTCTTGTATTATCATTTGACATACCGATTGCCATATCCGCAACAAATTCATCAACATCATTTCTATCTAATTTACCTAACTGCTCTAGTATTTCTCTATTATTTTTTAATAAATCTGCTACTCTAGGAGCATTTTCTACATACTGATTAAATTTATCTTTATTGACATTAAAGGTATACATTCCTTTTGTATCGGCTACTTCAGAACCTTCTATGATACCTGCGTAACGTAATTTATTAATAGTGTTTTGGATAATATCTTTTTCTGCAAACTTTAAAGCACCACCTAATAAGGAGGGTAATCCATAGCCACCCTTTTCATCAATCATATCAAAATTAACTTTTAATTGATTTTCATTTAAATCTAAAGCACCCATTGATTTATAATAACTATACTGCTCTGTACCCGGTGTAAATATACTAGCTATTCTATTGGCTGTTTGCATTGGGTCTTGTCCCGGACCAAAACGCTCCATCATTTCCCTTTGCTGTCTTTCAGCAAAACTTTCACCTTTATCTCTAGGTTGAACAATAGGTTGAGCAGGTTGTGTGACTTCTACAGTAGGCTGTTCAACAGCAGGTTTTTCTGGCACAGTTACATCTGTAGGTAAAGATACTTTTTTAGGTTGAGGCGGTATAAACATTTGATAACCTTTAACAGGTTCATATTGTTCTGACCAATCTTGAGTATCTTCATTATAATTAAGTTTTATTCTTCCTTGATTATAAATACCATAATCCTGTTTCTCTACTTCTTGAGATAATGTTTCTGCTGTTTTTGTTTCTGCCATTTTATTTACTGTTCACCTGTTCCTTCAGGGCTAAGATTTGGCGAAGAGAATTGAGCTTCCCCTGCAGTCGGAACACTTCCAACTCCAATGTTGCCACCTCCAACGCCCGTTGCGTCATTTGGATTTGCTCCTGTAGGTATTCCTCCAGCACTTCCCATGCCGGGGATTCCACCAACATTCCCAGTCTGTTGAGTTTCATTTTGTCCTCCCATCATTTTCATATACAATGCTGCTTTCTCTGGGTCGTTAATAACTTGTTCAGGGTCAATATCCATCGACTTAGCAATTTCTTTCAATATAGTATGAAACTTAACGAAAGGTGCTAATGCGGGATTAGATGCTACCTGCATAAATGTCATTAATCTTTGTGACCTTACTTCTTTCTGCATTAATGATGATGTGCCTCTTGCTTTAATAACTAAATCTCCTCTAATATTTTTTGCATCTTTATTAAATTGCATATTCCAAGAAAATAAAGATTCACCTAAAGGTCGTAGTAAATAATCATCAATATTTTTTATAACTGTTTTAATATTCAAAGCTGCAGCCCCTAATAACATCGACATACCTGCTGCAGTTCTAGTTGTTGATTGTATTCCTGTCTGACCGTGTGAGTAAGAAGGGATACCTGTTGATTCATCAGCTAGCTGTCTAAACTTATCAAACATCATAAGATTTTCATTTGCAGTATTAGGGAATTTTAAACCATGAATTGCTTGACCTGTTTGACCACTCTGTCTTCTAAATATTTTTCCGGGATATACTGACATATCTTGTCCGGGTACTAACATTGTCTCATCAACGTCAAAGACTAAATTACCTGCCAAAGCTAAGTTATCAATTGCCATACGAGCATGACCATTCATAATCTGTTGAGAGTCTTCCATGTTTTCTGGAATACCTACACCAAAGAATTGATAAGGGTTAATCTCATAAGGACAAACCATGTAAGGTAATCTTGACGGTGTAAATGGATTTAATACTAACCTTAGAATATGACCATTACATACCCAAGCATTAATATCGACTTCATTTAAAACATCTACCTCATCAGGGTCAATGTCTAAACCTGCTTCTTCAGCAAGCTGAGCATCCATTTTTCCCCAATACTCAAATACTTCAAATCTATCTTGTTCATAATCTGCTTGATTTTCTCTATCATATAAAGCTGTTTCATAACTACGTGCTTGATAATTTGAACCTTCTTTAATACAATTTCTAATAGCACTTTCTCTGAAAAAAGGTCTATTAAGTAAATCACGCATATCAGAAGCTGTTAACTTATGTCGTTGAATAACATAGTTACAGTCTTCAATAGATGTCGCATTAGGGTCTTGATAAAAATCCCAACAACTAACTGCTTCAATTTTAGGAGTTAATTTTGTTTTAGGATTATAGAATAACTCATCTGTATCTTCTTCTCTATCCCAACTATGCAATTTCTTTTCATAGTTAAATGGACCTTTTAAAATTCCTGTACCTAACAATGTCATTTCAAAAATGATATGTCTTAATACAGTAGAAGCTAAGGATTCATCTAATTGGTCATGAATCACTTTCTCCATATTCTCTGCCGCCATTTTCGCAGGTTCAATTTGCGGCATTGATTTTAAGTCTGGTGCAGGACCATCCTCAAAAGGTAACGAACCATATTCATCTTTTAAGCCACCTAAAATTTCATTAATGGTTGTACCCGGTTTGATTTCTTTACCATCGCCCGGATAACCATAAGGACTTTCAGGCTGTTGCTGTTGACCTTCTGGTTTTAGATGTGCATATTCTGAAGCCCCCTCAGGTATAGTGGTTGGCTCTATACCAATAGGAAACTTTCCTTGAGAAAATAAAACTTCAATTATTTGACCATAAGCAGCAAGAACTTTTGTTTTTGTTATCTTAACAAATACTTTAGACTTTTCGTTTTCACGAAATGCTAAATCAGGACCATAGATTCCTCTATAGTTCCTGTATGCTCTTAACCATCTTTTTTCGTCAAATAAACGTGCGTCTTCTGATACTTTAAATTTCTCTTGGATTAATGCACCTAAGCCATATATCTCTTTTTCTTCTTCTTTAAGAGATGCAGTATTATCTGTGCCTGTATCGATGTCGTTCGTTATATCCATTAAATATTATTCGCCAAGGTCACCTTGAGAATATTTTTTAAGTATAGATGCATCTACTTGTGCTTTTGATGTTTTAGGATAAGCAACATTACCTTCTGCATAAGCATCTGCTGGAAAAACACCACCCTGTGTTAATAGGCTGTTTTTTACAGCACCATCAGCAGCAGTAGATAATTCACCTTGCTTGTAAGTTTTACCTAATTCAGATTTTACATCCATCTGCATTTTACTTTTTTTCATCATTCTTTTTTTCCTCCTCTACTTTATTTTTAATAAAGTTCATTAACCACGGGTTATCTCGAAAAACTGTTGTCAGTCCATTCGCTAGTGTATTTACAACACGTTCTTCTTTATCATCAAGTTCTGATTCTAACCCCCATTGATACACAATACCGTGGAGCATTTCGTGTATGAGAGTATTAGCTTGTGATATGCTATCTTCCTCAGACGACATACAAATAATGCCTTCTTTAGAAAGAAACTGTCCATAGGATTCTGTTTGTTTATTCCAGACTCTATCATTCTTTTCAATAGAGTATGTTCTATATCCTATTTTAATTTTATCTTTAATATCCGAATCCTTCATCTACTGGTTTAAATTTATGTTCTCTTGATAGAGGTGAATGAGTTTGTAAGCTATGGGGATGGGCAGGTCTGCTCATACATCCATATCTTAAAGCATCATAAGCATGGTCTTCTGCTTTTGTATCTACGTCTTCACTATTATTTTTATCTAAAGGAAGCATCGGTAAAGTTCTTAATAAGTTCTTACAGTTACTAAGAATATATAAATTTGGTTCACCTGTATCTTCATTTATTTTTAATCGTTTATGGATTTCTATTTTACCATTAACACGACTTCTGGGGCTTCTATCAGAGGGTCTCCATCGGCAACCTTCTTTAATCATTGTTTCGGCAATGCTAGGACCAATGTCCCCTCTGTTAGCCCAAGTAGAAGAGTCCAGTACACCATAGCGAATGTATTCACCGTATTCTAAATCTAAAACTTGTCTTGCAAATTCGTCAGCAGTAACTCTCTGTGTATAAAGTTCTCGATATACGTACATCACATTATCATGGTCTACTGCAAACCATAAACAACAGGCAGGCGAACTATATCCCCAGTCTGCTGCTCTAAATCTCATCCAGTTATTAGGAATATCAAAATTATCTAGTACATGAATTTCTCTATTAAATTCTGGAAAACTAGAATCTTCATAAGCATCCCAATCACCTTCTAAAAACTGTTTACGTTGTACTTCAGGTAAAGAAGAAAGCATAATAAGATAATCATCTGTTTGCATTAAATAAGGATTATCTTGTAACTTTGCAGGGATAAATCTTCTTGTAATAGATTTCGTTCCTGCCATTGTAGGTATTTCTACATTAAAAGCTTTATTAGGTTCTCCGGGTTCAACAAACATTTTCTTTACCCAATGTGAACCTACGTTTCCGGGGTTACCTGTTGCTCTAATATACACGGGTATATCAGGGTCAACGCTTCGTAAAGAAGACCGAAGAAAATTATAAATATCTTCGGTTGGATACTGAGGTAGTTCATCGATTCCAATCCAAGTGTATGATTGTCCTTGGTAACGTAATACATCAGTTAAGTTCTCTGCGTATCCAAACTCTATTCTAGCACCTGAAGGAAATCTCCATTCTTTTTCTTGCTCTCTCCACTTTGCACCGGGATAAGCTTTAGGATAAAGATTAAGAGAGTGATTAATAATATCTCTTAATTCAGGCATCGTACGTCTAATAAACAAACCACGATGAGCAGCTTTGTGACAGTATCTTAAGGGGTCAATTAATAACGCATAAGATTTTCCACCACCTCTTGCACCTCCATAAAATACTTCACGTTCAGGTGCGGCTAGAAACTCTGTTTGAGGTCCTTCGTTAGGTTGAAAGATAACCTCTCGTTCACCAATTACTTTTTGAATACTTGGTGTTGCTTCATCTATTTGAGATGTTTCTAATACTGTAGAAACTTTTCCTTCTAAAGCATTGTCTAAATCTTTTAGCTTTTCTTTTTTAGTCTTATACTTTTCTTGTTCAGCTTTGTATTTTTCTCTAGCTTTCTCTAATTGTTTATAAGAGTTAGTTAAAGATTCTGTAGCAGACTTTTTTGCTTTCGCTACAGATTCTGAAATCTTTGGAGTAGCAACTTTTCTTTTTCGACCTTTAGCTTTAGGCTTCGGTGGTTCTACCAACCTCTCATTAGAATCTTGCGTAATCCCATGCCCGTCACTTTCCTGTCTGTTTTTCTCATCAACCATTCTGCAACTTCCTTATACGAGCAATTGTTTAAATATTTTTCTGCTTCTTTTAATGCGTCTAATTCTGATTCTACAGGAACAAGATACTCGGGGTCATTCTCATCGACTTTGTATCCGAAAGGTATAACTCTTGCTCGTCTTTTACGTCTTTGATAATTATTCTGTTGTTCCTGCTGTTCCATTTTTAGGTGGTAAAATAAATATTCCTGTTGCTTGTTTGACGTTCATGTCAATACGTTCTTTTTTAGAGACACCTACTCTATCTAAAATCTGTTTAGCAGCTTCCATTCTAATATTAACGCCCGGTGTAGAGCCATCTTCATCTAAAGCACTAATCATTCCTAGTGCTGCTTTAGGAGAATGAGCGGCTAATATTTCTTCTGCTC